TCCTCGGACCTCTTCAAGGATGAGTGGGTACACTTTGTTGACAGTGATGATGTTCCTGACGATGGGCAGTACTATATTGCTGTGGACTTGGCTGGTTTTGAGGATGTAAGCAAGCAAGCCAGTAACAAAAAGAAGCATCTGGATGAGACTGCGATTGCTGTGGTCAAGGTTTGTTTAGATGGGTGGTACGTAGATACTATAGTGTTCGGACGATGGGATATCAAAGAAACCGCAAACAAGATATTAGAAACAGCAAGAAGTTACGATGTGCGGCTAGTAGGTATAGAGCGGGGAATGGCCAAGAACGCCGTACTCCCGTACCTACAAGACTTGATGAAGAGGAAGTCGTTTTTCATCTCAGTGACAGAACTGACACATGGCAACAAGAAGAAGACGGACCGCATAGTATGGGCTTTACAGGGACGCTTCGAGCATGGAAGGATTAAGTTAATTAGAGGCGAGTGGAACAAGCAGTTCGTAGACCAGCTTCTTAACTTCCCTAACAGCGCAGTACATGATGACTTGATTGATGCCTTAGCTTACATCGATCAGATTGGCATCACAGAGTTTACAGATATGATTGAAGAAGAAGAATACGAAGCCCTAGACGAAATATCAGGATACTAACATGGCTATAGCTCGTTTATTCCAAGGACTACTGGAAATACCAGAAGAGTTTATTGCTGCCTCCACCAGAGGCACTAGGGCTTTGTTTGAGGAAGAACCTGCTAAGCTTCGTAGGCCAGAGCTAATTGGCGGTGCTAGAGGTCTTGCTTCTTTTGAAGATACCTTACAGCCTGAGCAAGCTTCAATGATGCGTAATAATCTTGTGTTAGCTAATAAGATGTTTAAGAAGGGCGAAGCTAACGAGGATATCTTAGCTCGTACTGGTTTTTATTTTGATGAGACAGGTAAGCCTAAGTATGAGATTGATGACTCTGAAGCTGACTTTATTATTCCATTCTCAGAGCTAAAGCCCGGACAACCAGTTCTAATGGGTGACTTACTCAAGCATGATAAGTTTTACTCTTTCTATCCTGAGTTAAGAGACACACCAGTTAACTTCTATCGTGGTAAGGCTACTGAGGTTGGTGGGTTCAATGTCAAGACTGGTGAGATTGATATGAACCTTAACAGTACTTCTCTTATCGATGAAGACCCTATAGGAGGAGTAGCTGACTTGTTGCACGAGACTCAACACGCTATTCAGAAGTTTGAGAAGTTCTCTCAAGGTGGTAGCAGGCAGCAGTTCTTACGAGACATTGCTACTCCTACTGATAAAGAAATTGAAGAAGCTTTTATTAAATACCTAAAGCTTGCTGGTGAAGCTGAAGCTCGAAATGTATCTTTTAGATACTCAGAACCTAAGTATGACAAAGCTGCAAAGATTCTTGGTCTAAAGAGTAAAGACAGAACAAAAGGAAAGAATGTGCTTCAGACTTTAACTAAAGATAAAATGTCAGAAGACTATGGAGTAACTCCTGCACAGTTAACGGACCAACAAGGCAATGTGGTTGATATCCGTAATGAAACAGGCGTAGAAGATTTAAGTTATAGAGAGCCAATTGAAAGGACTATCTAATGGCTGACTTTCAAGAAGACCCAGTATCAGAATCAGATAAAGAGCTAGTAGCCTTTATTATTGATCATTGTGATCGGTGGAAAGAACACCGTGATAATAACTATCAAGCTAAGTGGGATGAGTACGAGCGCCTCTATTATGGCGTATGGTCTGACGAAGACAAGACTCGTGAATCAGAGCGAAGCAGGCTTGTATCTCCTGCTATCCGTCAGGCGGTAGAGAATAAGACCTCAGAAATTATTGAGGCTACAACAGGCCGAGGTGAGTTCTTTGAGTTAGATGACGATGCTGCTGACCCGCAACCAATGGATGTTGAAATGGTTAAGCTTCAACTCCATGATGATTTAAAGAAAGATAAAGTAGATAAGGTTTGGTCAGAAGTTAACCGCAACGCTGAAATCTTTGGTTTAGGTGTGGCTGAGATTCAGATTAAGTCTACAGTAGAACTACAACCAGCTATGCAGCCAATGCCTGATGGAACAAGTGCAGCTGTTGGTGTCATAGAGAAAGACCGTATTTCTGTTCCTGTCAAGTCAGTACACCCACGTAACTTTGTTTGGGACCCTAACTCTGAGACAGTAGAAGACAGTCTTGGTGTGGCTGTTGAAGAGTACACCAGCCTCTTTAAAGTAGTTAAAGGGATTGAAGATGGAATCTATCGAAAAGTTAATATTGGTCCTGAGTTTAGTGACGCTGATCTCATCCCAAATCAACTGGACTCACTTTACCAAGAAGATAAGGTACGAGTCCTTCGCTACTACGGGCTAGTTCCTCGTGAGTATCTAGAGCAACTAGAGAACGAAGAAAACGAAGTAGCTGATTTGTTTCCTGAAGACAGCGATGCAGACAAATACGCAGACATGGTAGAGGCTGTGGTTGTTATTGCTAACAATCAGTACCTGCTTAAAGCAGAACCAAACCCATACATGATTAAAGACCGTCCTATTGTAACCTATGTTCCTGAGAAAGTCTCAGGCAGGTTAGTAGGAATAGGCACTGTGCAAAAGGGCTACAATATGCAGAAAGCTATTGATGCCCAGCTCCGTAGTCATCTGGACTCTCTAGCACTGACTACGGCTCCTATGATGGCAGCTGATGCTACAAGACTTCCTCGTGGTGTAAACTACAAGGTTCAGCCCGGAAAGACCTTACTTACTAACGGTAATCCTAACGAGATTCTCTTTCCGTTTAAGTTTGGCTCTACTGACGCAGGCAATATTCAAACTGCTGCAGCGTTTGAGACAATGTTGTTGCAGGCTACTGGTACACTAGACAGTCAAGCAATGACAAGGTCTGTAGCTCAGGGAGATGCTGGTGGGGCTTCTATGTCCTTGGCTATGTCTTCTATCATTAAGAAGAATAAACAAGCACTGATGAACTTCCAAGATGACTTCTTAATTCCTTTGATTAAGAAGGTAGCCTACCGCTATATGCAGTTTGACCCAGAGCGTTATCCATCTAAGGACTTTAAGTTTACCCCAGCCTCCACCCTTGGTATGGTAGCTAGGGAGTACGAGCAGCAACAGTTCATTGGTTTACTGCAGACCCTTGGTCCTGATAGTCCTGTTCTTCCTTTGGTTCTCAAAGGCATTATCAAAGGCTCCAGTCTGTCCAATAAGGAAGAACTTGCGGCAGCACTAGACCAGATGAGTCAGCCTAACCCAGAAGCTCAGGCAATGCAGCAGGCTCAGATGCAGGCCCAGATTCAACTGGTTCAGGCTCAGATTAACGAGCTTAACTCAAGAGCAGCAGAGTCTCAAGCTGACGCTCAAGAGGCAATGGCTAAGGCTCAGAAGACTATGGTTGAAGCCCAGCTAATGCCAGAGGAGCTACGAGCTAAAGTTATTCAGTCAGTATCTACTAACTTAGATGGTTCTAACCAAGGCGAGTTTGAAAGACGTGCTAAGGTAGCTGAGCTTATCCTAAAGGAGAGAGAGATTCAGACTAAGGAAAACATCGTAGAAGCTCAGATGAATAGAAAAGTACAATAAGTACTTGACAAATCAATAAAAGTATGGTATAATAGATTATATGTTGTAGAAATACAACACAGTCCTAGATAGGAGAAACTGTGGATAAAGACATTCAGGAATACTATGAGGCTAGGTTTGACATGATGGCCTCAAAAGGATGGAAAGATCTAGTTGAAGACACCCAGAAAATGCTGGATGCCTACAATAAGATTGAAAGATTGACTGGTGTTGAGGACTTACACTACGCCAAAGGACAGTTAGATATCCTAAACTGGGTAATAAACCTTAAGCAAACTTCGGAAGAAGCCTATAGGGAGTTAACAGATGAAACGGATATTTGAGTTCAGGTGCGTTAAAGACCACCTCACCGAAAAATTGGTCGATGATGAGGTACGCTCTATAGAGTGTCCACATTGTCGCAATGAAGCTTCTCGTATTATCTCGTCACCCCGTATCAGTCTGGAGGGCATCACAGGTGCGTTTCCTTCAGCGTGTGATGCGTGGGCTAGAAAACACGAAGAAGCAACTAGAGTCGCTTACAAGAAACAGCAAGCCTGATTCCAAGTGACATTTTAAAGTTCCTAGAATCCGTTGTGGACAGGAGGATAATGTGGCCGCATCTTTTACCGAAACGCAAGAAGAGTTATTTGAAGCAAGTGATATTACTCAGCAAGAGACTCAGCAAATAGCTGAAGAACCTCAAGTTGAAACCGTACAGGAAGCAGTTCCTGAAGAGGATAATCTTCCAACCAAGTACAAGGGCAAAGGTCTTGATGAGATTATCAAGATGCATCAAGAGGCTGAGAAGCTAATTGGTAGACAAGCTCAAGAAGTTGGTGAAGTACGTAAGCTTGCAGACGAACTTATCAAGCGACAACTCGACACTAAAAAAGAAGTTGCAGCTACAAAAGAAGACGAGATCGATTTCTTTGAAGATCCGAAGAGGGCAGTAAATCAAGCAGTAGAGAACCATCCTGCAGTCAGAGAAGCCAAGGAACAAACGGCTGAGATTAAAAGGATGCAAACATTAAATAGGCTTAAGACAGAATTCCCTGACTTTGAGTCTACTGTAGGAGACCCAGAATTTGCTGAGTGGGTTAAAGCCTCTCCAGTTCGTTTGCGTTTATACGCAGCGGCTGATGCAAATATGGACTATGATTCTGCAGCAGAACTTCTTGGTACTTGGAATTATGTTAAACCTAAAGCCGTAGCTCCTACGGCTTCTGCTCCTGCGCCAGAGATTAAAGCGGCACAGAAAGCAGCAGTCAAGTCAGCTACAGTGGATGTTGGTTCTAATACTGGTGCTACCTCTGCAAAGGTCTATCGAAGAGCGGATCTAATCCGTTTACAACTGGAAGACCCAGATCGTTATTACCAGCTACAAGATGAAATTATGGCTG